ATCGGGTCTTGTGAGTGCATAGAAGAATTTCAAAAAGAGATGAAAGAGCATGAAGGTCTCCTAGCAGGGAGCACCGAGCTTGAATACTTATACAACGACAATGGGTATTCCGATCTTTGGAACGAGTATTGGGAGAGTTTCCAAGATGCTTAAACCAGCTTATTGCGATAGGATTGCACACGCCATTAGGGAAGAGCTTGTAAAGAGCGACCCACTAGGCATTATTGGGTTGGTTGGTCCAATTGAATGGGACCTTAACTCAGAGGGTTCATTCATGTCAACAAAGAAGACCATGGAGGTCACTGACATGAATGGTAAGACTTACACCGTAACCATAGAGGAGAAGTAATGTTAGAGCTGATAGGGCTGATAGCTTTAATCTACTTGGCAGTTAAATTTTTACCAGGCATATTGGTGTTCGCACTAAAGGTGCTCATAGTATTAGTAGGTATCTGGCTTATCCTGAATGTCCTTGTGTGGATGTTTGGATGGCCAAACTTTTTAATCGTTATGCCTCTTTAGGGGTTGACAAATTCTTTAATCATGCTATACTATATGTATAGTTAAACAAAAGAGGGCAACATGGCAACAAGAGCAAGAATAGCACTTCAACTTAGTGAAGACAAAATCATAGGATCCTATCATCATTGGGACGGATACCCTGGTGGACTAGGATACAATCTCATTGACAATTGGTATAAAGCTGACAAGGTAGAAAAGGCTATCATGTTAGGTGATGCAAGTAAATGGGGGCAGTTCATAGGAGAAAAGATCGACTTTGATGACACACAAGCAGATTCCTATGCTTATCAGAATGTTTATTACGGTCGTGACCGAGGCGAGAAAAATTGTCATCATCAGGTTTACACAAGCGAACAGGCTTATCTCAAGAACGGATTCAAGTCAGGTGAAGATTACATTTATCTAGCAAAGAACACAGGACAGAATCAGTTGACTTGGTTCTATGCGAAGTATGATATGAAGGAGTTTCTTCCTGTTGAAGGCAAAGCGATTAGAGAGCATATAGAAATGTTGGAAATGCATTTGAACAAGGAGGCCGCATAATGCCAAATTGGTGTAGCACAGATATAGAAATTATTGGCCCCACAGCTGAGATGAAGAAGCTGGCGGCTATTGTAAACTCAAACGATGATCCTGGATTCTTACAAACTATATGTCCAGGGCCCGAAGAATGGAACTATGATTGGTCCGTACAGAACTGGGGCACCAAGTGGGACATTAGTGAAGGGCATGCTGACGTAGAAGAGCTTGCGACTGCACACCCGATCCTACAGTCCAAGTTGTCTATCGCGACACAAACTGCATGGGCACCCCCACTAGAGGCTCTCGACTACTACCTGCAGGAGAATCCTGAGTATATAGTCAAATGCTATTACTATGAGCCTGGCATGGACTTCGCAGGCATATGGGAAGATGGCTATGACGATTGTCTCACAGATCTACACGATAAAAACATCGACTGGAACGAACCAGCCAGCCTAGCACAGAAGCTAGACGAGATGTATGGCATCTGTGAAGAACATGCACAGTATGATGACGAAAACTTTGCCTACGAGAGTAGATAGGGGTTGACAACTAGAATATTGATGCTATACTGTAAGTATAGTTAAACAAAAAGAGGGCGTTATGGGAATTTCAAGAGATAAAGCAATTGAGTTGGTCGAAGAAGGAATTGTCGATCCGATCCAGATGGTCATCATGTGTGTGAAATACATGAGTGAGGATGACGTCGAGGATATGCTCGATTGTAACGAACTGAGTGATCGGTTCATGGAAGAGGACGATGGCCAACCTGACTGGGAGCAGGAGTGGGCCGACTTTGGGGAGGAATACTAAGGTTACGTGGTACCTACAAAGGCCCGGTCTCTGCAGGACCCTGCACAGTCGAAAGACACCGTAGAGCAGATAAGGGTAGGCTAAGGTACTAGATTAAAACAGTTGCATGCCGAGATCTAGACGCCACATTATTTTAAAAAAACAAAAACAAGCTGGAGGGCAAAATGACTATTTCAAGAGAACAAATTAAAAAAGCATTCGTAAGTGATCCCAAGGACATAGGCGAAGAAGCATATAACAATCAGGACTGGTACCAAGAAGATGCTCAGAGAATGAGATACATCTTGGCGACCATTAATATGTCACCAGGTGATTCCTATGCTGACTTCAACGGTGAAGAAAGGCAATTAAAACTAGGTCAAGAGGACAATAGGTTCTTTGATTGCATAGATTTTGATTATCAAGGTGGTTACGAGATCAAGGACGAAAAGAGACTGCTCGAACTGATCAACATGAGTGATGAGGATGTGGCAGAATATATCAATGTCAATGAATATGATTGGATAGGTGATGACTACGATCATATCTCAGACTACCTATTTAAGATTATGAATGAATGGCAAGACGTTCTTGAATATGATACTGAGGACGAGGACGAGGATAGCATGACCATTACCACAAGAGAAATAGACTATGTGGTAGATTCTGAGACAGGCTTTAAGAGCGAAAACAAATATGAAGTGGCCTACAATATTCTCAACGAATATTGGGACAGTCTTCCGGATGATCACAAAGAATCAATCCACAAAAGACTGGAAGCGATAGGTGTATAATCATGTATAAAATATACAATGATGAAAATATATTAGTGGCAGAGAGTGATACACTTTCTTTGTCAGTGCAAGAATTACTAGAGGGTAATGGATATACTATTATATTTCGTAAAAAAGGGGTTGACAAACTCTAAATAGGTGCTATACTATATGTATAGTTAGGGCAAACAGAAAAAAGAGGGCTTTATGCAAATTACTAGAACTAATCCTTTCACAAACACCGTTAACACACGTGAGCTGGATATTACTCCAGAGCAGGTGGCTGCGTATGAGGCAGGTGCTCTGCTTCAAAACGCTTTCCCAAACCTCTCAGCAGACGATCGCGAGTTTTACAAGACTGGCATCGACAACTGGGACGAGATGTTCGGAGGGGAGGAGTAGATGACTGTTCAAGAAGCATGGAGCATCGTAGGCAATCAGCCTAAGTCCGCGATCAAGAATATGGTCAAGGCGCTTGGCATGATGAAAGCTTTGAATACTCCAGAAGAGAACCGTAGACTTGAGGCAGGGAAGATCTGCTTGAAGACTACCAACCCGAGGTATTCATAATGGCTATCTGTCCCGAATGTCACACCATGGACAAGAACTTCTTCGCACCGAAGTGCCATGCTTGTAACACACCGGTTGGGTTCATCAATCAATGTATAGTGTCACTGATGTATAATGTGGTCTTCTTTGGAACACTGTATCTGATGTGGCTTTTGGTAAAATATTTATTTTGGAATTTATAACATTTAGGGGTTGACACGTATACAGTTTGATCATATACTGTATATAACAATTAAGCAATGACAACTGAAAGAGGGCAATATGTCAAATATTAAATTACTTGAAGGTAGCTATAAGATCCGCGGCAAGGAAGTAGATCTTACAGGTATGGTCTTTCCACTAGTAGAAGGCTACAAGGTTGGTACCCAGGGCGGATACGTAACCGTTGATGGATCAGCAGTAGCTGGCTTTCCAGATCGAAACATCAAGATCAAAGTAAGCGGTCCGAACTGCTTCGATCAGAGCACCACTGCAAAGGTCACCAAGCGAGAAGAGACAGACGAAGAGACGATTGAAAGACTTCGTGAGCGTTTCGACATGCTTGAAGATATGACCCGTGCAACTAAGAGAGGCGATGTGCGAGCAATGATCGTAAGTGGCCCTCCAGGTGTTGGTAAGTCACATGGTGTTGAAAAAGTACTAGGCAACCATGAACTGATTGCTCAGCTAGGCAACAAGCCTGCTAAGTATGAAGTGGTCAAGGGTGCTATGTCAGCTATAGGACTCTACTGCAAATTGTACAAACACGCAGACAAAGATAACGTGCTAGTGTTTGACGATTGTGATAGTGTGTTCAGCGATGAGCTTTCATTGAACATCTTGAAGGCCGCCCTAGACTCGAAGAGGACTAGAAAGATTTGTTGGAACACAGACAGTTTCAAATTACGAAATGAAGGTGTGCCAGACAGCTTTGACTTTAAAGGCTCAGCTATCTTTATCACCAACATCAAGTTTGATAACGTTAAGAGCAAGAAGATGAGGGACCATTTAGAAGCTCTTGAGTCACGTTGTCACTACATTGATCTGACTATTGATACGGACAGAGAGAAGATGTTACGTATTAAACAGATCACCAAAGACGGCATGCTAAATGACTATCAGTTGGGCGAGCATGTCGAGAACGATATTGTCGACTTTATGGAAGCGAACAAAAACAAGCTCAGGGAATTAAGCTTGCGAACTGTTCTTAAAGTCGCAGACTTAGCCAAAGCATTTCCCGACAGATGGGAAGCGATGGCTGAGAACACGGTAATGCGTCGAGCTTAGAGCTCCGCCACCGTGTTTATGTACCAGCGTCCGGGGTGCCCTCCCCCAGCTGGTACTACATGTCGGAAGTTTCAGCAAGCCCTCACGCTGGCTCCGACGAATAGAGCCCTGCATAGTGTGCCCTCGCTATGCGGGGCTCGACCTTTTAGACTTATCCACAGGGCAAAAATCCACATAAAATAATGGTAAATTAGGGGTTGACAGATCTGGATTCAGAACATATACTGTATATAACAGTTAGGAAATAGAGGGCATTATGAAAAAGATATTAATTACTACCGCACTAATAGCAAGTTTAGGTCTTGCTACAACTCCAGTTAAAGCTGACACAGACGACTTTATCAAAGTCATAGGCGCTGTGATTATATTAGATCAGCTTTTCAACAAAAACGATCGTAGACACAACGGCGGCTATCATCCACAGAACGGTGGCTACTACCCCGGCGGTATCTACGATGACAGAGGTTACGATCACAACCGTAGGGTTTGTAACGGTAACCTAGGCTGTACTCCATATGATAACAATCCTTGGAACAATCCTAGAAAGCATGGTTATGCTAGAGGATATGACACAGGTGAGATCTGTGGACAAAGAACAGAGCATTACAGAAACTATACAGAGACTCTTCACTTAGACTGTAATGGTAATGTTTTATTTGTAACTAGACACGCCAAGTAAGGAGGGCACTTATGAAAGCACATCAAGCACAATATATCCTTGAGCAGTTCGTTGACTCAACCAATAGATGGAATAGCATATTTGGCAAAGAGCCTATGACATTTCCTCTAAGCCAACAGAACGCAAACAGTCTTATGGACAAGCTTGCAGGAGAGCTATCACCAGAGAACCTACACTGTGATGGTGAGATATCACATGCACAGGCTCAACGTAAGTTCCGTGAGCTTAACACTATCAAGAAAGCACTAGAAACCTACTGCTTGAACAATTGGCTTGATACCCCTGAGTGCGTATATTAGGGGTTGACAAGACTGCAATTGATGTTATTATAGTAGAGTAAGTTAAACAAAACAAGCGAGGGCAATATGAACTACACTGTACAAGAACTTAAAGACCTGTTAGAAGATGCTAAACTAGCGGCTTACACTGCTGGCATTGAGCACCTAGACACATATGGTGAGCATGCTTACTGTGGCTTTGCTTGGGTAGATATATTTGGTGTTAAAGGCAACACCAAGCTAGGCCGTGCTATGAAAGCGGCAGGCTATGAGAAGGACTACAAAGGTGCTTACTCAATATGGAACCCAAGTGGCTTAGGTACGCAGTGCATGAGCACTAAAGAAGCTGGTGCTAGAGCGGCGGCGCAAGTGTTTAAGGACGCAGGCTTTACAGCTTACGCAGGCAGTCGACCAGACTAGGTCGCAACCAAACTGCCAGCAACCCCGGCTTAGGTCGGGGTTTTTTTTTGAAAAAATTTTCTCGGGGGGTCGGGGTTATATACGACAAATTTGCAACTGCCCGCACAAGTGCTTAATGACCGCTTTTTAAAAATTGGGTGATGCAAAATCACCACCTCGATTCTGTAAGTACTTGCCTACAATTTTTTACGCGACTCGATTTTTTTCACACAGAACCCATTTCGGCCTATAAATACACTATGCTAGGAAATGATCTTAAAATAGCAGGACTACAAGCAGTTATAGTGCTAGTACCAACCTACACAGTCGCATATCTAACTGAGCAAATGGTATACACTATTCCCATGCTAGCGGCCAGTAGTTTTGTAGCTGCCGCACTACGTCCTAATACTAGTATCAAAGTAGATGATGCCAGCAAAGACGGTGGTAAGGAATAACTTTTTACTATGCAAAAAACAACCCCTCTACACTGTGAACACCAGTGTGTTACACACCAAAAAAGGTTAAATAACACTGTATACACACGTAGATTCACAACAATTCAATCCAACTGCGGTTTCGTCAATAAGCGTATAGCAGACTCACATCTCGTGTGTATACTCTAATGTATCGTGTCAAACTAATTTACAGTACTAGGCCAAGAATAGAACGCTTCATACGAGACACTCGCTATGAGGATGTGCTTACCCAAACTGCTTGTACCAAACTATTACTTAATCACAACATACACACCACACAGCCAGATCACTGTACTATTGAGTTTGAGTCAGATCGCGACCGCATGTTGGCCATGCTTAAACTGTCAGAATCTACACTCTACAAAGCAAGGTTAGTAGATTAAGAACCATCTTTGTTCTAATCAGCTTCTAAGGCCAATTGCAACGCTATGCAATACATCTGTCGTGGTGGTAGCACAGTTTTAGAACCTTTATGTGTGTTCTAGTATGTGTGTACACCTAGCAGATTTTTTGCACTAGTAAACGCTAAATTTTGTGCAAAAAGCGTTTACCGCTTCGCGGCAGGTAGTGCGTACCGCAGGCGGCTTCGCCGTAGTAGTTGCTAAATAGTTGCACTTGTTGACCGTGAGGGCTGACAAGCTATATCTCAAACACTGGAGAAACAACAAATGGACGGAGAAACTCTCGACCTGCTTCTAAAACTATGGCCCGTGGGTCTTGGTTTTGTTACATTGGTAATAGTGCTAGCACAGATGTACTCTAGAATCAATGTTCTCGAAGACAAGGTCAGGACGCTGTTTGATCTATTTAATAGGGAAAAGGACAAATAACAACACAGTCTCTATGACTGCTATACCAATCCAAAACGCACACCACAGTAGTGCAGTGGTATTCAAATCCGTTAGTTTCATTGCTTAGTTGCCTTGTGGCTATACCAAAAAGTTACAAGCCCACCTACTATGGGCAAGCTCATCAACAGTATGATCAAAAACAGTGTCACTAGCGTTCGTCTTCTCCATAGCGTCCACGGTTTCGATTGCCATCACCGTTTAGCTCAGTTAAGTCCTGTTGTTTGGCTTTGAAGTCAGTCTGCTGTATCATTTCTTCTATTTGTTTTCTCTGCTGTTCTATGATCTCAGCTTGTGACTCTATCTGCCTACGCTGAGCTTGAATCACAGGTTCATGTGGAAATTGTATTATGCCCATTAGTATATCATCCTTCTTAGTTGGTCTGCCATTCTTGCAGTTTCGTCTTCGTCTAAACAGCTACACTCCATGTTTGATCTTAGGTGCCCTTCACACCATGCTATGTATCCGCTAGGGCAACGAAACTCATCTGGATCTACTCGATCATAGTTATAAGCATAGTCTTGGTTTGCACAACCACTAGCCAACAGTAATACCATAACAAAATACTTGTTCATACGTCTCCTTCGTTGTCAGTAAATGCAGGGTGACCTTCAAAGTATAGCTGTATCATCACATGTATAGCTGTGTTGACAAAGATCAGCATACCGAACATTACCCATCCAACCATATTTATCTCTTAGTTTGAATACTTATCATTTACGTGGATTACTCTGATCCTAAATTATTGATGAAGTTTCTTAATTTGGTTGAATCTGTTTCTGCTTTAATCTTGCCTACTGTATCACCTTGTGTAGGATCTGCATCTTCTGGATCACCTGTTTCGGGAACAGTCTTTCTCTTCAAGCTATCATATATTGTGCTGTTGCGTTTATCAAATTCTTGATATTCTTCATCATCTGCTAGATCTCTAATACGCAAACTGTCTACATCAAATTCAAGATCTACCTTAGCACCAACACCACTACTGCTTCTAGTTTTCATTAGCTGTATTTGATATCTACCACGTTCACGCATTGCTCTACTAGTAAAGATACCTATAACATTATCAGCAGTTTGAATCTTACTAAGTCCACCACTAATATGCGAATGATCAAATTCAATTTCTTCTACTGCACCTCTGTTTAGCTGTGCCGCTGTTACAAATACAGTATTCAACTCCATTGCTAGATTACGTAGTTCTTCACTTACATACTTGTCTTTAATAAACAAGTTTTCAGCACTTACCTTAGCACCATTTGGCATAAGCAAGTCTAAGTAATCAATCAATAGTACATCAATCTTACGTCCTGTTTTAATTTCATATTCTTTAATATAGCTACGCACATCATTTGGAGTCTTACCACTAGGCATATATTTTACTTGAAATGCTCCACTCTTTTTGCCTATCATTTTAACTTTCATTTCAACATCATCTATATTCTTAAAAATATCACGTGTTGAAATATCAGTTACCATACTGTCAACTCTCATACTAACTAAGTTTTCACTTAGCTCTAGTGTAAGATACAATACGTTCATTCCTGCTAGTGCCCAATTAACTCCTAGGTTAGCTAAGAATAAACTTTTACCTGCACCTGATCCACCTGCAAATATATTCAGCTCACCTCTATTAAATCCACCAAATAGTTTCTTATCTAGGCTTTCCCAACCTGTAGTTACTTGTCCGTTATTATCTTTGATTGCTTCTAATCTTGCTCTCGGATCACGCCAGTAGTCTGTACCTAAGTCTTTTTGCAATCCTATCTGTACTGCTTTCTTAACTAGATCTTCTACCGGACCATATTCGCCCTTTTCAAGTAAATCAGCACCTTTTAATATTGCACTTTCTAGTGCCTTGTGTCTGCTAAATGTTTCAAACTCTGCTAGTAGCCAATCGTAGTGATTTTCTTGCATCTGTCCTGGATCAGCTAAGTCTGCTTTTGTTGCCGCATTAATTATTTCAAATGTAGGCAATGCATTGTGTTCTGTTACATATTCATTTAGAAACTTTGCGGCATCTTGTAAACGCCTATCAAACATTGTATGATCAAATACTGTTTGACATCTAACAAATGTTTCTGCATCTGTTAGCATCATTTCAAGATATACTTTTTGTATATCATATCCATAGTCTGTGTTTTGTCTTGTTGCCATATTATTATTTTACTACTTATGCCACTTATTGTCAAGTTCTATTTTGGTTTTTGTTTGAGCTAATACTGCTCCTATACAGCTACCAGGGTCACCTGGATTTTGAGGGACATGTACATCAACCCAATCGGTTCTTATGTTGTCTACTGCTCTTTTATTTAATGCAGAGCCCCCTGCAAGTGCTACGTACTTCGACCCTGTCATTTTCTTTGCACATGCACTTAGATTGTTTACACAATATTCAAATACTGCTTGTGTGGCAGCCGCAATGTCATTAAGGTCTTCTTCGCTAGTTAATTCAGGTCTCCACCATCTACAGCCTCTATGCATGTTTTCTAACATTCTAATATTAGGGTTCCAACCAACTCCTTCAACGTTTACTAATTCATTTAATATCTTTATAAAATGTCTTTTAGGGTTACCTGCATCACCCATAGAGGCTAACATATACTCATCTCTGTTAGGCACCAGGCCACAACGTTGTGTCATTGCACTGTAAAACAAACCTAAACTGTGTGGATACCCCTGACTGTGTATTTTTGTAAGTTTATTATTTTTACCATGCCACATAGTAAGGGTTTCAAATTCGCCTATACTATCCATTACAATTACTGCACAGTCATCATGGGGCTGTGTATAATAAGCATATGCCGCATGACTTAAATGGTGTTGGGTATATTTTATTGGCGAAATTATATCCCAACGTTTAAGATATCTACGTATATTATTTTCTGCCCATAACCAACCCTGACCAGCTCTCCATTGGCGTAGAGTTTTTAGTCCTGGACGTTCATACCAAATTACTTGATCGGGTATATCTCTGTATGTAAATTTTCTAGCTACCTCTATTTGATCCCAGTTAGGGTCAGGATCGTTTGGTATACCCGAAAAGTCTTTGCTCAAACTAGCCCATGATAGTTCGTTACCATCAAAGACAGCTATACTAGCATCATGGCTGTTACCAACCATTCCCCATGTAATCATCTATTCTCCCATTGCTCTTTATCAACACGTATATACCAACCCCTTCTTGGCTTACCAAGTGATTCGCCATTAGGGCCAGTAGGCCACCACAGGTAAGGTCGTAAGTAATCAGGAAAACTTTTACCCCCACCTGCAAAATTGGTTTTTACAAATACTCTTTTACAATACTTAAAACAATCATCTAGCCAGTATTCATAATTAAATATTGTACCTGGTTCTAAACATTCTCTATCAAAGACAGTACGTGTAGCTACAATCATATCATACTGTCTATCTAGTTTCATAGGCTCGTTCATGTTTACATACATTACAAACCTCTTTAGTCCTAATACGTCACAACAGTCTTTGTATAGTCCGCCTTTGTCTGTATGATCAAAAAATTCATCTACATCTGTAAGTTCTATATCACTTATACCTTTTTGTTCTTTAATAAGGTATGCAAGCATGCCCATGCCACATCCTATTTCAAGAACAGAGTTAACGCCATCAAAATTCATGTTATCTATACAAAATTGTTTTTCAAGCATATACATATCCCACTTGTGTATATACTTTGCACCCGGGGCTTTTTTCCAATGACGCTTTGATATTTCTAAAAGTTTTTCTCTATATTCTTCAATTTGCATTTTTGTACTTGTCTTTCAAATAATCTAAATCAATAGAACGTTCAGATGTGGTATTATCTTTAGAACTATATTTCCATTCTCCTGTACTAAGAGGACTTATATATCCAGTATCACTATAATAAGAGTAAATGTACTTTGCTGGAAATCCTCCTACACTAACTAGTTTCCGTATCCAATTGTGCTTATCCTTTAACACACTTGCTTCTTTTTCTACAATCTTAACCATTCTCTGATTAAGTCTTTCCCATTCGTTACTCATCTCGTAGTTTTTCTTTCTCTAAACTAAGTTTGTCCTTCAAACTCATTAAGTAAGCCGCACCTGCAAGTATTACAATAGCACCAGCCTCTGCAATTAGGTTTAAAGGATCAGCTTCTTTGCTGTGCAATACAATTAGCCTACACAATGCAGTGATAGCAATAATAATTGGCAGTGTTACAGGTATTCTAGAACTTGCATAAAATGCACCTATCATACCAATAATTTCTGTGTATATGAATAGCAGGAATATATCTCCTAGTGCAATATGCCGTCCGACAATCATACTTGCTACTTCAATTCCTGCCGCAAGTAAAGTTAAAATGCCTATTACAGCTAGCATAAACTTTTCAGTTATCACTGTAGTCCAGTGTAGCTTTTCTGTAGCAAATGCTTTTTCGAATTTAGGTATAAGTGGCATTATACAATTATCCCTTTGTCTGGTTGAACAATTCCTGTAGTAGTAGCAACATACTGTTTTGCTATTTCTCCTTGTGTAGCACCTACACAAGTTACTGAGTCTCCGTTAAAGGTAAACTTACCTTCTGGGGCTACACTAAACATAAAGGGTGCTAGTCCTAATCCTTTCTCATTTGCAATTAGAACCATTGGTTTAATTAGTTCATAACCACCTGTTACTCTTTCATTAAATTTACCAACAATTTCTTCACCACTAGCTAATTTTAAGCTTATAGTGTCGCCTTTTTTAAATGCTACTTCTACTAACATATTTCCTCCTATTTGTAAATAAACGGGTCACGTTTTTTTAATTCTTTCATTTTTTTTCTAAAAGCTAATTCTTCCTTAATTTTAGTATAAGGCCAAATTATTATTTGCCATATACTTTTTAGAACACTTATAATTGCATTCCAAATCTTTTTTAAATAAACCATTTTTTTGCTCCTAATCTTATTTTTAAAGGAGAAGTTTCAGCATGACTTACAATACTGTGTAGAGTAAAAATCCTGCCATAATGCTCTACTGCATCTCCAATGTCATTAATGTTATCGCCCCAAGGTGGTAAAGAAACTCCCCAGCCAAAGTCTATGGCTTGTTCTACAAGTTTCGAACCCGCTTTATCTCTGTCAGGCACTACTATTACATCTTTATTTAATCTATTAATTAATAGTGCTTGTTGATCTTTGGCTTCGCTTCCTAATAGTGCAACGCCTTCGATATGGATAGCATCTATAGGACCTTCGCATACAATTACAAATATTTTTGCAGGGCGTTGATCATCTAAGTTAAACACATATCCTGGCTGTTGCTCTGAAAGATATTTTACCTTTTTATTATCATTCACAGATCTTGCAGTCCAGCCCACAATACGGTCTTCATAGTAAAAAGGTATAATTAGTCTATCTCTATATCCTAATGATGGAGACCAATAGTAGTTGTAATCTTCTAAGAACAATTTTCTTTGTTTCATATAGTTAACTACTTGTGCAAAATGCTCACTAGTGTTTGAACACTCTGCAATGCTTACTGCATCTAATGGCAACGGCACAGTATTAAACTTAGGTACTTCTACAAGTTGCTGTTTTACTTGTATGCCTTCGTTCTCCTGCATTACAGTAAGTGCAAGTTTGTTAATTACATCATCTGGTGCATTTAACCATTGTAGTAACTTTCTCATTTTAACACTTAGATTGCGACCTTGTTGCCAGCTAGCTTTATAACCACAGTTGAAACAATGGTAACTTACCCCATCAGCGTTTGATATTAAACCACCACGCTGTCTTGTGTCAGCTGTAGTCCCATTATGTTGACAACAAGGCGCATTGAATGCGGTCCACCCGCTAGGCGTTTGTTTACGCTTAGGCGGCAGATATGTCAGAACTGTATCGTTGACTACACTCATAATACTATTATAGCGTAGTTACTCGCTTTTGTCAAGGCTTTTTATGATTATTTCTCTTTGTTTATCGGAGTATTTTGTCCAATTAGCTATCTGCTCAAGGGTGCGGCCGCATCCGCGACACACACCCTTAATTAAGTTACACTGTTTTTTGCAAGGACTTTCCATACTTTTTTGTGATGTAGTATAAGCCATAAAATATTGCAGTATAAAAGATTGTACCTAACAGTGTCATATGAAAGAAAGGTATAGCCGCTACGTAGCAAGCAAATAATCCTTCTAAGGTATAACCGTACCAACCTCCTGTCCACACTCCAAAGTTTGTAACAATAAAGAATGTAACGGGGGCTAATACACTATTAGTCATTAGGTTTTTACTGTAACTTGCGATAAAGCTACACAATGCTACTGAACCATATGTCCAAAATAGCCATTGATGTAATCCCCAATATAAGTCGCCTATAAACATTGCACCTAAAGTAATAGGAAGTGCCGCATACCATTTATTAACTAAAAATGGAATAAAAATAGCCACTGCTAGTATAGGTGTAAAGTTTGGTGGGTGCGGAATAATTCGAGACATGCCAAGTATTGTGGCAAATCCGATTATCCATGCTACCAACTCAATGTTGTGCCGACCCATGTCTCTGTTCTTTCAAAATGTGGATTGATATCATTAAGCATATACACACTTAAATTATCTGTCAAAGAATAATTTACAGTTAGTGTTTGACTATACATATCTAACAGATGTTCGCTTGTTGCACTGTCAATTGCAACTGAAGCACTATAAGTGCTTGATAGCTTATCTGTCCACGGTTTAGTTGCGTAAAAGTAACCGTATTGTAATCCAGTTACTGTACCTTTTTCAGCAGTAATGCTGAACATCATATCATCTGTAAAAGATGACTTTGCTTCTTCGGCAGAAACCGAGACACAAAAAAAGACCGCAAAAAGCAGTCCAAGTAGTTTGTTCATATGTCCTCCTTTGTGAACAACACTAGTATATATTACTTAAAGTAATTTGTCAAGAGTAATTTTGGCTAGTTTCTTACTAATATTTGGGTAATTTTATCTGCTGGATTTACTGTTGTTTTGAATCTTATGTAAGAAAATACGCCATTAAAACTTACAGGACTAGGAGCAGTTTCTGTTCCGTTAAATGATAAAGTAGCAACTGTACCCCAATTTGTTGTTCCTGTAATCTGGTTATCCAAAGTTGCTTCTACAGTAACGTCTCCAATAAATGCATTTGTATATATAGCGGCTGTATGTAATGCTTCGTTACCGTTGACTGCTGGTTCCGCATTTACAGCACTTGACACCCAGATACTTGAGTTAACTGCTGTCTCAGTTAGAGATGTTACAGAAGATGTTTTTAAAGGACCAGGAAATGTTTTTCCGTTAACAAATATTGTTCCATTATTTTTAAAATTACTTTGATTGTAAGTTAAAACTTTATCTCCGTCTGTTTCAACAAGATATACAACATAGCTTAAGAATTGTTGTTTTAAATTTTTAAGATCATTTTCTGTAACTGTAACTTTAAATTTACCTCGTGAAATTGTACTACCGTCATCTTGTATTGTACAGTCTTTTTCTATTACCAACCTATCGCTCTCATCATATGCCATAAATTTTATAGTGTAACCTGTTGCTACATTTACACCTTTCTGGTCTGCGTTTAATAATTTAAATTGTAAAGCATTGTCTATGCCTCTATAAATTTCTATGTCTCTATTATACACTGGTCTATACTCCGTAATGAAACCTGCCAAATCTGCGACAAGTATGGTTGTGTTATCGACTAAATATCTTGGTAATAACTGCATAATGTATTTATAGGAAAAATGTGACAAACACTAATGTTAACTAAAGATATAGAGAACAACTTCCCTTTTTTAAGCGTTGTAAACTACGGCGGACAAGAATATATCGGTATTGTAATTAATCAAGACGCTAGCGTTACTAGCATGTATGTGTATACAGAATTACATACTAAAGCAGAACAAGAAAGATTTTTAGAGCTAGGTGATGTATGGTGGTGGGAATCAAATAGAATGATTCCTATAAACATATTTTTAGCAATAGAAATGAAACCCTATAAGTATTGTATAATGACAATGAATAGTAAAGATGTTAAAGTAAGTATAGGACCATGTGTTAATTTAAATAATTTAGCAGTCAAAAGAATTAAAAGAAAAAGTGTACAGCTAGTACGCAAACCTCCAAGAGACTAATCGTTTAAAGTCATTTTATATCTAATCCACATAAAGTAATCTATCACAAGTATTTGTAGTGCAATACCTATAGGAGTTAATGCAAACCCTAATAGGCCAGGAACAAAAATAATAAACATAAAAATATTTGTAATATATCCTAAACACTGTTCTTTAGGAACTTGCCACTTTAACCACGGTTGGGGTTCTTTAGGCCTTTTTGGCCTATAATCATATGCTTCCCAATCCATCTTCGCTCTTTTCTAAGTTTTCACAGATTAAATTCATATGCACTACTACAGCTACAGCATAGCTAATTGCATGTGCTTTCTTAAAATAGTAATCACCGTTTGATGGTTTTGTCCATACTTCTTTCATTATCGTTGGCCACTGTTCGTTTGCTAGATGTCTCTTGGCTGGACGTATTATGGCTAGTGTTGCCGCTAATTGTTCTACCGAGGTAGGTTTCAATTGTCTCAATAGATCTCCGTGACCGTTGACGTGAAAGACTTGATCGACGAAGCTGTCGTGCTCCAATAGTTCCCATAATGGTTTCCTTTCTATTAATTGGGTTAAGTGTTCTTCATTTTTTATATCTTTGTATATGCTCACATTTAAAAAGTCCAGTTTAAAATATCCTCGTTTTTCAGCTTCCTTGTGTTCAAGTGTTGCTAAATTATCAACAGGATTATGCGGAATTTCATTAGCATAAATTCCTGTGTTATGTTTTTTGCCAGTATCTAACTTTGCAACTCTATGTTTAAGTTGATCTAGTATTACTGATCTATCAGCAAAATCTATATCAATATCAGGCATCTGGATTTCCTATGTACCAATCTTGTATTGTGTTTACCCTTACATCTCTTATAGCTTTTTTATCAAGAGCATACACTACTATGCTTGTACTTTCTGGGCGTATATTTTTTATAGCTAATTTTATATTATCCATAAGGTCCTGATTAAGAGTACATGGCATAATCCTAATTTCATTAGTATCAATTTTTTTAAAGGTAATTGTAACAACTCCTTTTTTTAATGCACGTACTAGTTGACTAAGATCTTGCATTTTCTAACTCATATAACTTTTTATACTTTGCTGACTTTTTAATAGCCATATTCCATTTTAATTTACTACAACGATCTTTCATAGTAATACCAAGCAAATGATCTAGTTCGTGCAAGTAACACTTTGCACTATATCCATCAATTTTAACAGTTTGCTTTTCTAAATTTTCATCATAAAATTCTGCAAGTATTTCTTTTGGTCTACGTAATTTTACATAGACATGAGGAAAACTTAGACATCCTTCTAAATCTATTACAGTGTCCTCAGTATACTGTACAACTGTTGGATTTATGCATATATTTGTATTGTCTGGTTTATCTCCCATTACAAAAACTTTTGCATCTAATCCTATCTGATTTGCACTTAATCCTATACCTTTGCTAGACAACATAAGATCTACCATTTGTTTGTGTAGCTCTTTTGGATCAAATCCAGGATTTTCTAAATCAACTTCTTTGACTGTTTTTTCAAGCCAGTCATTTGGATAGTATAATAATTTCATAATTCGTATTCTTGCCAATCTATATTATTAAGCCCTTCATCACGCTTTAAATTTACAGCATGAGCTTTAACTCTGCCCTTCCAGTTTATATCATTAATTAGCACTCTGCCTGTGTCAGCATAACCCATTAATAGAACATCATAAGGAATACCAAATTTTTGCAATGTTGCTTCTGTTATATCTCTTACACTTTCTCTTCTTCCTGTAATAAGAATAATTCTGCAACCTTTCATTTCCCATTCTGTAAATTTATCAAGTACACCCGGAAGCATTTCTGGATTTACATTTACTAAGTCATAATGTCCATTTGGTGAATATTTAAATAGAGTTCCATCTATATCACATATTATTGTTTTCACATTATTCCTTTCTTACGCATATCATCTCTAATTTTACTAGCACTTATCTCATGCATTTTTTTACCTAACTTATGTTCTGTAAAAGTATATCCTACATCTCTGCCATAACTTATATCTACAATATTAGGTACTTTCATTATAACATACTCTTTGTCATATGTAAAGCTTTCTTTTTTTAATTCTTTAATTATATTATCAGCAACTTCTATAGTATTAAATGGATTATCTTGCCAGCCTTGGACATCTCTTATCATAATACATACCTGTCCTTCTTTGGCTAATGCTTTTTTAAAAAGTTCAGTGTGTCCTTTATGCCACGGTTGCCAGCGTCCTAACATCTGCACTGTAGGTTTTTTCCAATCAAACATTTTTTTTCGCCCTAAATCTTTTTAATACATCTGCAAGTTGAACATGTGTATCATTAAACCATTGTGCTACATGGTAGTCCCATTCCAATGGCTTTTCAAACATAACATTAGTATCTTCGTATCTGCTTTTTTCAATAGTATCCATCCATACTTCAAAATCAGCTTTATACTTTATCCTAGTTAGAAATGTTGGAGCAACAAAATCTGCTACTGCTATTTTACCCGCACTTACTACACCGTCTGCTAGATATCGCATACGTTCTGCTTGCCTTATCCTACCTTCAGGACTAAAGTCCCAATCATGATATCTTTCACGTACTTCATCGGCATTAATCCATACTCCTCCTATTTCTTTAGCAAAAGGTTCTGCTAAAGTTGTTTTGCCACTTCCAGGCAATCCGAAAATTAAGATCCTCATAGATTAGACTCCTTTGCAACATCTTTAACTAGTTGAACATCGTTAGGCTGCCTTTTAAATCTTATAGCCCAATGCTCAGGATCAATCATAGGATATATAATTTCTAGTTGTTCATCATTAAACTTGCCTAGCATGTCTTTACCGCTAGTACAATTTAGTATTAACCACGGACTAATCTTACCATCTCTTATATGCCATACTGCTCTATTTAAACTTACATACTTAAAATAATGATTCCACGGGGCTTGTTCTTGTTCGTCTGCCCATTCCATCATAGTCATTACGCTACGTTCTAGTGCAGTTTCAACTCCTTCTTTCTTAATAAGATTGATAGCATATTTTTCATACATCTCTTCTCTGCACCAGTGATCTAGTTTTACTCCACTAGTTACTACATGATCGATATATTTTTCTGGATACAAAGGCCTAACATTACTTACAAAACTACCAAACTTAACAAATGCATTGTAGTAAGGACTTTTATCAAATTCATCATACGTTTTGTCTTTCTTACTTCCTGCACTTAATTTATAGAATTTGTTAAATGCAATCAATCCAAGTTGTACACGCTTTTCTCCACGTTGTAAAAATCTCCTTTTAGGTTGACACATATGTACAGCTAATGTTTTTTCACGAGTGAACCCTACGCCACAATATTCACATATGTATGGCTTTTCAGAGTTTGACATTCTCGATTCCGTGTTCTTCTGCAAGTTGTAAGAGTTCTTTTTTTGTAGATATTCTAGCAAGTAATTCTACCTCGTCTATTTTCATGTTTGGATAAATGTCTTGAATTAATTTTTCGCCTTTGCTGTTATCGCTTGTTTTCTTTTTGAATCCGATCCATTTGTGAAATTCAATTTTGCCTGTTGCACCGCTTGTGCATAATAGTTGCCATTGTAATTTAGGATGCCTTGTACCTAGTACATTAAAGTTTTTGTTGTAGTATTCGTTTGTTTTAAATACAGCTAGTTCTTGTTTTTCTCTATTACCAGTTACACTACTAGCATATCTATTAAGTAACCAAAAGCTAACCTGTTTACGCTCATCTTCAGATAGTTCGTCCCAGACACTTTTTGCGTTCATATCAATTGCCGCAAGTATATCTTTTACTGGGAGTTTTTGCTGTGCCATTCTTTCAAGTCCTCAGGAGTATTAATCTCCATACCATTATATTGTACACTCAAACAGCCTATTTGCCAACCACTTTTTAACCAGCGTAACTGTTCTAATTTTTCAACATCTTCTTCTTGAGAAACTACTAAATTTGGATAAACACTTAATGCATTACGTGTATATCCATATACACCTAGGTGCCATTCTCCATAACCTGTAAGTCCCCTACCAAACCATAATGCTTGATCACCTGCACGTACCATTTTTACTGTGCTTGGGTCATTCTGTTTTTCTTTTGGCATGTTTGTAAACACTGTAGTAATAGGATAGTTTTTTAATTGCCAAATACATTTTTCAATTATACTTACAGTAATATCAGGCATATCACCTTGCACATTTACAAATTGATCGTAGTCATAATCCCAACCATAACCAGTAGCATGTAATTTCTGCCTTTGCATTTCTGCCATATATCCAGCACATCTTTCTGTACCATTTTCGAATGGAGTATCATCTACCCATACATTTCCTTCGGGAAATAAACTAGCTACACGCCTACTATCTGTAAGCACAAAGGTGTCTAAGCCCGTCTCTAAGCAACGATCGTACACTCTACGTATCATCGGTACACCATTTAATAGTTTTAATGGTTTATCAGGAAAGCGAGTTGATCCGATTCTAGCTGGAATTAGAATAGCTGTATTCATGTATCTCTCCTACTACTTTATCAAAGTCCTCTAGTCTTAACATATTAGGACCATCACTTGGTGCATTATCAGGATCTGGATGAACTTCTAAAAAGAAATTTGTAATCCCCAAAGCACTACCTGCACGACATAAGCCAGGAACGTAATCGCGATTGCCGCCGCTACTGCCTCCAAGACCGCCTGGTTTTTGTACTCCGTGCGTGGCATCAAGTACCACAGGGGTACTATAATTATTAAGCATATAGTCCAAACCAGTAAAGTCAACAACAAGAGTATTATATCCAAAACTTGTTCCTCTCTCTGTTATCCAAACTTCTTTGGCACCTTCTGTCTTTGACAGAATACCTTCCATGTCCCAGGGTGCAAGGAACTGGCCTTTCTTAATATTAACTATCTTATTTGTCTTACAAGCCGCCTGTACTAAGTCAGTTTGTCTACACAAGAAAGCTGGTATTTGTATAACATCAATTACATTATCATAGTAATGATGTATGTCATGAATATGTTCAATTGTATGAACATCAGTCAGTATTTTTACACCTGTTTGTTCTTTGATATGTTCAAAGTCTGTAAGTGTAATTGCAAAACCCTGGCCACGTTTCCCACCAATGCTACTTCTGTTAGCTTTATCAAAACTGGCTTTAAAATAGTAATCTGCTCCGTATTTGTCGCAAACATCTTTACATGTTTGAGCAATTAATAAACTATGTTCTAGAGACTCATGTTGGCAAGGGCCTGCAATTATTCTAATCATCTTTTTTCTCCGGGGGCATTGTAAATAAAGCATTTACATTGTCATCTATTGGTATAGGTTTGCGAGCAAAGACACACCATTTATATGCCCACATTGTATCTTTAGTAGTGCAAAAATTTTTAAAACTTGTTCCTGTTGTATATACATCATCTACAACCATCCAAGGATGATCACCTTTAGTAACATATTCTTCCATTGCTTTTTGTAATGGAAGTCCGCCTCTTGGTATTCCTATTACTTTACTAAAAGGTTCATGTTGGTACGTCATAATCATTTTTGCAATACAACGCCATTCAGCATCACTTATAGCATCACACTCTAATTTCCATTGTAACGGTAATCCTGCATGGCTTATAAAATCTCCATCCTGGAACAAATTCATTTTTTCTTTTTCCTTCTTTTTCTTCTTAGTTTATCATATAATTTTCTTGTCCTTGTAAAAACAATATCTTTAACTGTCTTTCTTCTTTGCCTTGCATTTTCACTTTTGTGAATTCTATCTGCACGACTTTCAGTCATAAGTTACTCCTTTTTTGTATCCTTTGCTAACAGATAAATGTCAAGTATTTTGTGCAAATATCTTGACAATGCTTTGTTTGTTTTTGCCATTTCGTTTATATCCTGCCAGTCTTTATATGTGAATAAGTCCCCTTGTTCTTTAGCTACAGCTCTTTCACATGCTTCAGGATATCCTCCTACCACCCATCTAGGAATATTTCTATATGGGTCATCTCTATAACGTGCATAAACTACGTCATCTACTCTTTCGTATATTAATGCTTGTCCGGGTACCAAGCTTCCCATTATTTGACCTGCGTACCAATAGTTCTACGCACTATATCATCATGAGCAAATTCTGCCCAATATAGTTCAAATGCTACACCGTCTTTCAAACCTTCAAACTGATGTATCTTGCCTGGTTTTACTTGGGTGAAGTCGCCTGCTTTTAGTATAGTTTCGTCAACTAAGCCTTCTTGTGCGCCATCTTGCCAAACACGTATTAACATTTCTCCTGACTCAACAAAAAAGCCATTCCATTTAAATTGATGCTCATGTTCTGAACATTTGTAACCTGCTTTAAATTCTATACGGTGAAACTCAAGAACACCGTTTGCATGGACTAACTCTGTGTTACCCCAAATTTTACCAGCCTTAATTCCCATCATCATCTCCTATATGATATATTCTTTCATGTACTCACATGCTTCTTTGAATGTGAGATATCTGCCGCCTCGTACATTATGATCTCCGGGTACAAAACACAATGTCCAGCGTGGTTCGTTAGTAGGATTATATGTTGAATGTAATTGTCCTACGTTTAATAAACTAGGTGTGTTAGTGCCACACTCGTATACTAATGTGCAATCTTCTTTTTTTGCAAGTAAGTTTGTGTGTTGTCTTTCACTAAAATCATCATCCGGTTGTAATTCTTCACCTAGCATTTCTTTTGCAGACTCTAAGTCTGTAATTTGTTTTGCATTTGCTGATTCCCACCATCTTACTGTGCCTTCCTTAGGTCCCCAAGTTACATTAATTTTAGCACGATTATCTATAGTAAGATCATCAGCATGAATAGGCAATTCTCCTCCGTTAGGTGGAGTATAAAATACTTCTGTATGGTTGCAATGTAGCCCTATACTTGCAAGCCATTTATCCATAGCCTCGTCTTTATAAGGCCAAATATCAATGTGTTGCATACTGTCTGGTACAGTTTCACATAATGGATGTTTAGATATTTCAAACGGTAAATTTAAATATCTATGATATATGTTTTCTTGTTCCAATTATCTCCCTTTCTAAACTAATTTTGAATACTCTATAACTTCACACTGTCGTGATATATCCTTTACAAAAAATGCACATTTAGGTCTTTCGCCTTGTGTGATTGGTATTGTTAATAATTGTCCATTTTTCATTTTTGGAAAATACCATTTTACGTCTGTGTAGAAGTTAACGATATTTATTGGTGCAAAGTCTATCTTGTAGCTCGATAATGGATTAAATAAAAAAGCTTCAAAGCCTCTATCATTTAAACTAGTTAAAGGAAGTATTTCTAAATCATTTCCACTTTCCGAACAACCTACAGCGATACTCCAATCGACAGGCATTGTTATTTCTTGCCCAGCAATGTTTAATACCATAGCTGGAGAACTAAATGATTCTAAAAAAATCAATGGAACAAAAAAGAAATCTGGATTCTGTGGATCTGAATTATCAAGTACGCTAAAACGTACATCGTCATCTATTTGTTCTGGTAAGTCCTCTAAACTAAAGCATTTATTTTCTAATGTTAATATTCTCATGTACTAATTCCAATCAACCTTTTCTATGGTGAAGGGGTATTGAGCCTCCTTATAAAACTTCTTACGTTGTGTCAAATGTCGCTTCGCAAACTTACACGTAGAAGTTATATCCCATATTTGCACGAAGTCTTTATCTTTTGCCTTTCTTACGCCTCTGCCTATTGATTGAATTACTCTTACAAATGACTTGCCTGGTTCAATTAGTACTAAATTAAATATCCTAGGAATATTAATACCAACAGCCGCAACTCCGTAAGTAGCAATTATTACTTTGTTTGTTGCGTCTTGTATTTCGTCATATGTATCTTTTCTATCTTTTAACTTTACATCGCCTTTTATAAAAACACTATCTGGTATAATTTCTTGGAGCATTTCTCCTGCACTAATTCTATCAACTAAAATAAGTGTGTTGCCTGACTGTGATACTGAGTTTAAAAGTTTGCCTATATATTCAATCCTGTTAGTATTTGTAACAAGATATTTTAATTCTTCTTGATAGTTACTATGTGCTACTGTGTCAATTAACTGAACTACATTCACATGGCAGTCTGACAACACACCTTTGTCTTGTAATTCTTTAGCACTAATGTTTCCTATAACTGGACCTAAACTTGCATGTATACTTTCAAACTCAAACTTTTCTTTAGGTATAGTGCCTGTTAGTCCCCAGCGTATTGGAGCATTACGTAAATTTTGTGTCAATAACTTTTTAAGTACTTCTGCTTTAGCTTGGTGTACTTCGTCGATAATTATAGTGCTTACACCTTCTAAGAACTCTGCAAGTGATAACACTGCATCTCCGTCTTTATGTTTCTTGTCAAGTATATTAAGACTTTGCCAAGTACATATAGTGTGAGTCTTACCTAATTCCTTCCTATCGCCGAAGTACACCCCTACATCTAGACCACAATTTATGTAGTCCTCCTCCGTCTGTGTAACAAGACTTTTGTTTGGTACAACTACTATGCTACGCCCATATGGCTCAACTAATTTACTTAATGTTGCAGTAATTATTGTCTTACCTGCGCCTGTTGCAACCTCTTGTAAGCTTTGAGGATTTTGTAGGAAATTGTTTATAGTTTCAACTTGATAGTCTCTTAATTTAATTTTTTCTCCTTCTGCAGGATGTCCTTTTGGCCATGTTTTATCTTGCCAAAAGTCTTCTGTAATATCTGTAAAGTCTAAGGTAACAGGATGCCTGTTGTCTTGTATATCGATAATCTCAACATTATTTCGTTGTAAAATGTCCACGATAGTATCAAGATGATTAACATATCCAGTACCACCAATGCCGAAAAAATTAACTTTACCATCCCACCTTCCTAACTTATACTGTGGCATATATCGTGCATAAGGAACCTCGAACTTGAGTGCATTTGCAATCTTTCTACGTATGTCAACTTCAAGTCCTTCTAACTTAATGTTGACTTCATCCTGTATCACTAATCTACAACTAGCCATATATGTTACTATATCTCCTAAATGGACTACCATATTCTTCTCTAAAAAGAATTAAGTCACATTCATTCATAATGTATGTGTTAACATTTTTGTCAAGATTACTTTCAAAGCAGATTGCCGCTGATGGTTTCCAATCAGCTTTAATAAGAACCTTTGGTAGTTTATCTTTACTAATATACACTATTTTTGTATTTTTGTCAACCCAATTATTTAAATTCCTATGTTTAACTAACTCGTTAAATCCGTCATCTTTATGTTCTTTTCTAAATAAAACACTCTGTTCAGAACTATTAAGAATAGCTTTATAAAAATTTACAATAGGATGAATTTGCTTTTCTGCATTATCTTTATCTAAACAAATTAGCAACGGAAACCTATTTAAAATTAATAAATTAGAGAGTGTTTCTTCTAGCGTAACTTCACTAGGCTTAATTTGCATAGTAGGATTTTCTCTATACGCAATTTTTTCCAAAGTTGTTTTTGGAGTATAATCGTCTATATGTTCTAATCCATATTTAAATCTACGATCTATAAACCTTAATAAGCTAGTTTCGGTTAATTCTCCGATATCTTCTTTTATTAATGCTTTTGCTTTTTTGTGTACATTACGCAATTCACCACCATATATACCAGGCACATATTTGTCTTTTTGTGCTTCCATGTGTTTTATTTCGTGATATACTAATGCTATTTCTTTATCTACCTTAAAATTTTTATCTACAAATCTATTAAGTAAAAGTAAAACATTTAATTCTGTATAATTAAAAAAGTGTTCGTGTGAACCTTTCTTATGCTCATAGCCATCGGCGGCATTTGATATTTCATTAATAAGAACAATATCAGATTTCTTAAAAGGAAATCTAATTTTAATTTTTCCTTCTTCTAATCTAATATATTTTTCCCTGTTAATAGTACGCAAAGGCTTACGCAGTTTTTTAATACAAGTTTGTAAGTCGATATCAAAATTATCGAACTGTGATTGATAATTAATTATCTTCTTTTGCATCAATGCGTATTGCCTATCAGTAAGAGGTGTGCCTTTAAGACATTGCCTAGCTATACTATACATTATAGTATAATCTTCCTTAAACAACTGAAACTGGTCAGAGCCTTTCCTAAATCCAGCAAGTAATTCAAGGCAGTCTTCAATATTGGTAACATCTTCAAGCATAGTAGTATTATAGCTTAATTAAGCTTAGATGTCAAGTGTTTTAATGGTTTTCCAGCTGATATTTCATCTAATGTATATTCAGTGTGAGCATAATCATTTAACCATTGTTGTCTTTCTGGCATGTTAGGATTCATTATATCATGTAAGTTACTATTAGCTACATCATATGCTAGACTACTATTGCCTACAAAAGCTGGTATACCTGCTATAACGCTATGTGGTCCCGGATTGCTACTCCAACAAACAGTTGCCCATGCATTCCTAACATCGAAATCATAATCGTCATATGTACTTTCTATTTTTACAGGCGTTTGTCGTATTACATTTTTAAAATCTTTTTCTACATATTGAACAGGATATCTAGGATGCGGCCTCCAGTAGATAGGCATATCAGTATGTTCACGTATTGTATTAATTGTGTTTCCTAACCATGCTGTCATGTTAGGCATTCCTCTCCACTGCAAACTTTTTTCGTGTTGCCCACAGATAAGAATATACTTCCCTTCAGTCCTCCAAGGTTGTAGTTTTAATCCAAGTTGTTCCGCCCTACTGCTATTATTATTGCTAGGACCAAAGTAAGCATCTCTATTAATGCCATTTAGTGCAACCTTCCAAGTAGTTCCTCTTTTAATTCCGCCGACTTCTAATACTATTGTTGGCTTTTTGTTACGTTGGTTATTGTCCCATATATCTTTGTTCTGAGCCATTCTGCCATGCCAAAGAACGCTCCAAATAACATCAACATCACTGCCACTATCATTATTGCAAACATCATGACCAGCACCCACAAGACTGTTGCTAAAGGCATCAAATACCGGTCCGCTATTGAGTGCGCCATATTGCCTCCATAAACTAAACTTCATTCCAATATGCTTCCTGCCGCCTTTCCATCAAATCTTTTCCGCGGCTACGGCCTTCTTTTTTTCTAGCACCTTTTAAGTGATCTAACCATTTACCTAATACACTATTAATTAACGGGTGACCACCTCCTCCTGTCTTTGCAGGGTTGTTGTATATGTTAGCACTATAGTCTAAAACAGATGGATAATTTACTTTCATGTTATTAAGTATGGTTCCAAAAACATAGCTATCATGCCATTCTTCTAACGTAAAGATACCGTTTTCTGCGTCTTCATATACACGTTCAAATTCTGCAATAAATTCTTTTGCAATTTCATTTTGTACATTTATTCCATAGAATCCACACTCAGGCCATGTCTGCGAACCTTTACCACGCCCTACGTAAGTAATCCAACAATCATCTGGCAGTTGCTCTATAAAGTCTTCATATGACCACGGACTATGAACAAATGTATCTGCATCCATCCAAACACACCAGTCCTTAGAGCGTTGTACAGCGTCATACACAGCATATGTTTTATTAGCAAACCTTATAGCGTCCCATTTAAACTCTTTATGCCAATCTCTTGGTCTTCGGGCTTTTATATCAGGCGGCGGAGTGCCATTTGCTTTTGGGTCATCTTTCCAACGCTGTTTAAATGCAACAAGTTTTGGTAATGTTTCTACTGCGTCTAAAATTGTAATTTGTTCTGGATCTGGATTGTTTGGTTGGCAATTTTCTGCATATACAAGTAGCTTAACTTTTTTATCTATATTTTTTGCAAAGCTATCTAAAAATCTTTGACCATATTGATCAAGACCTGATCGATGAAATGTTGTTAATACTGTTATTTCTTTCATAGTGGTTTATCCGCCCATTGTCTAAGATGTTTCCATGCAGTGCCATCTTTTAATTCATCTAGTGTCCAATGCATTTGTGCCATTTTTTCAATCCAAGGTTGTCTATCAAAATGTGTTATATTTTCTAAATCAGCAAAATTTGTATGTGCAACGTCTTTGGCTTGGCTTCTTGTTGAGTCAGTTAGGAATACAGGTACACCTTCAATTGCCGCAACAACTCCAGGACTAGAATTATGATTTACTAGGCAATGAGCTTGTGCTAAATCATGCATAATACTATCTGCATTTGATACTCTTACATTAGGCAAACGATATCTTGCAATACTACGTTTGTGCTCTAGTGTATTTTTATCTCCAGGATGAAACCTTACTACAATGACTCTATCAGAATACTTCCTAATGTTTTGAACAGTTCTAACTACCCAAGGTAACAGTGGTTGATTATCCATACTCCATCCACCATCTCTTTGGCAACATATCAAAATATAATTACCACTATTTTTCCAAGGCTTTAATTCTAAATTTAATCGATTTTTAATAAGTTCCCATCTAGAAGGATCAGGAGCACCGTTACAGTATTCTCCTGTAGTAGGAAAAATTCCGTCATAACTGTATCTTAAAAATTTATTTGAATTACCAGGGTCTGCATACAAAAACAAGTTTGCATCAACAATTAATGTCCGTTTGCCTCTTCTTTTTTGATGTTCAATAACCCGTTTGCGTAAATCTAAATGTTTAGAACTTTTACTTCCAGGATGAACAAATCCTTGCATAACAGCAACATCTGCATCTACAACATTGTAGTCTGTTACTATTGTTCCTTGGTCTCCGCTTTTCCAAACACCTTCGATTGCGTTTACAATAATAGCAGGTTTCTCAGGATTAGTGTTACCTGGCGGTATTCCCATTAGGTAACTTGCTACTGTAAAACTCATTTAATATCATACTCCCTCAATATTGGCAACACATTTCCTGCAACCATTTCTTGTGGATTGAATTGACAATAACCTAGCCAGTTTTGCCAACCTATAACTTTTTCTTCTTCTACATATAGCGGGCTTTCAATATCTTTTAGATCTGTACCACATGCAAAGTCTGCCGCATTTGGTGCTAATGTAAAACAAGGAATGCCGTAGCCTATTGCTTCGGTTGCGGCAATGCTGTTATACGTTACAACAGCAAAAATATTATCTTCTTCGAACTGAGCGTATATACTATTATCCCTTACACGTTCTCTTCTTAATCCTTTGTTGCGTACTATTACTTCTCTATCGGTATATTTTTTAATGTCTGCAATAGTATTTGTTATCCATTCATCACGCTTAATACCATAAAAGGAACAGGGTTTATCGGAAGGTGTAACTAATAGAATAGGTCCACCATCTTTTTTCCAACCTTTAAATCTAATATCTTGGCTGTCAATGCAATTATCAAATCTGTCAGCTGGAAGATCAAATCTTGGTTGACTATGTTGCATACCGCTTGGTACAACACGATGCCAGTGCTTCTTTTTATTTAGATTTCCGATATACCCTGTATCTATATAGTAATATGGGCGTTTCTGATACTCACACATATTAACTGTTTTTCTTTGTGCCATGCTCCTGAACACAACTGGGATTTCAGTATCCCAATGCTGTAAAGCTTTCCATCCTGGTATTTCTTCAGCTTGTGTACCCTGTGCAAAGCAACTTACAATAGCATCTCTAGTATCTATTGCAAGCATATTTGGCCCTGTTTTTATCTCATCCATTCATCATTTCCTGTAGTTCTTTCTTCCAAGTAGAATGATAAGCACAATTTCTGTAGTTTTCAAACCACGGTCCGCCTTCAGTATAATGCAATGCTTTAGGAGAGCCGTCTTTGCCTTCTTCGTACCAGTCAGTCAGCCAATTCCATTCATGACTAAGTTCACCGATTTCGGAATCTTCAAGCCAACTAAATCTATGCAGATATGCACCTGAAATATCAGGATTGTTAACTAAACTTCTATTTAACTTTACATTACTTGGGTGCCCGCAATTAAACAAAACAACACTAGACCAGTTCTTGCGGGGATAAACGGTCTGGGTTTGTCCATCCATCTTTATTCCTTCTTTAGGAGTGTAATCATGCTGAGCACACATTACTGCATACTTCTCATCAGCCTGATCAAATAAATTTTTTATATCATCTATGAAAATTATGTCGCTATCACAGAATAATGCCCAACCATCAAAGTTGCATAATTCTGGTACAAGAAACCTTGTAAATGTAAACTCAGTACTAGCTAGTTTATCTATTGGTCTGTCATACCAGCCTTGATCTCTTAATTCATTTTGTTTTAATGCTTTTACTTGCACACTTTTATTACGAACTTCGAGACTATGCTTACACACTTGATATGCAATATCTTCTCTAGTATCATATCCTACAAATACTTTCATAAATCATATCTTTCTATATCTTCTTCTGTTAATTTATTTGAGTCGCCCTTCCATATCTCTACAATATGAGCAGGTTCGCTTGTATCATTACACCCTTGATGCCATGTGCCTGCTGGTACATCAACAGGATTATTAGGATGTAAATCTCTTACAGTACAGCCTTCAAATGGGTCTGTGCTAATTCCTATGTTTGTCTTTATATAAGCTTTTCCACTGACTATATTCCATGTTTCACTTCTATGTTTATGTCTTTGCATACTTAACTTTGATTTAGGATTAATAACAAGTTCTTTAACTTGAAAGCCATCACCTTTATATAAGTTTCTATAATGACCCCAGGTTCTTTGTGTCTTTGGTGCTTTCCAATCTTCCAATATCCAGCTACTAGAATTCTTTTTGTCTGTGCCTCCTACTCCAAACTCAAAACTTACATTTCTTTGATCTTTATACATTTCATATTCTGGAATATTTGATTGCTCTCTATCACCACCATTTGCAAAAATAATTTGATCAGTATTTCCTGTTGTAGATAGCATATAAAATATAGCACCGCATGCTGTATTATCATCATCATTGAAACTTATTACTTTATCTACAATTTCTAGTTCCTTTATAATACTAAGTCTTTCAGTAAAAGGCATAAAAGCTTTGCCTTTTTTTCTAGCTAACCATTCATCGGAATTTAAACCTACAACAAGCTTATTACCAAGTTTTTTTGCGGCTTTAAAATAAGCAATATGTCCACTATGTAAAGGATCAAATCCTCCTGTGACTAATACAAATTTTTCGTTCATGCTAATACTTATGTATGTAGATAATGATTTTAAATTATTATGGTTTGTAGGAAATTAATCCTAAATGTTTATGTGTGGGTTTGTATAAAGAACGTATGCTTGTGTATCCGTGTGTTTCAAGAATTTGTGATAATTGTGTAAAGTTATAGCCACTTTTATGTAAGTCCCAAGTTTCTCCAGTTTCGGCTTCTCTTTGCCAACCCCAGAAGCCCGCCCTTGCATGTGCAATATTTTTGCCTACTTGCCATTGATGAACATGAAAGTCCATATTAGGACAACGTATATCCATTTGTCCACCAGAACGTAAAATTTTAAAGCATGCCTTTAGCCAACGTTCGCCTTGTTCAAACGTAAGATGTTCTATAAAATGTCTTGAAAAAATATGTGTAATTGAATTAGGTTCTACATGCTTGTCAATTTCATATGCAGGGCATACAAAATCTATACCTGGCAAATTCCTAATATCACATGTTTTATAATCTTGGTGGGTCGGCGTTTCACCACAGCCGAACTCTATCATCATTTTTGAAAAAACTTTCTAACAAAGTTATTAATAATTATAGACACGACTTTGTTGTTTACATGTCTTGGTGTATTATCCTCAAACAGTGTAGGGAAATCTGTATGAGCACCTACCCAACGTACCATTTCGTAGCTAGGCCAATAGTATACATTTTCATGGACATGATTATTTAAAAATTCATCTAAACTTACACGTAATATACTTTTGCTTACACAGTCACTTATAATTGTTGGTCTGCCCATAAATGTTGCATTTAATGGTACTGGACTAAGTGTAAAAATAACTTGTGTGTCTTGTCCTGCATACGTATGAATAAGATTTACAATACGTTGCATGTTTTCTACATTTTCTTGTACTGTGCTAGTTACACATTCATGCTTGTCTGGATCAAAATATTTTGCAGGAACTCCACGCCAAAATACTTGTTTAGTGGCTCTATCTCGCCAAACTTCTGCTAATCCGAATGTAACTACTACCCCTTTTGTCTTTTTAAAATGCTCCAAGAGAGCCTTTTGTTCATCTTCTGGCTCCCATTTATACGCACCTGCTTGTGGATCATTATCGTACCAGTAAGCATCTGAACTACGATCTCCAGTTAACGCCCATTCTAAGTATTGACGTACAGCAAATGAATTATTTAGGCCTTCTGGTACATTTATATAATCTGCATTCTTACCGTTTGCTTTTAACCAATTGCGTAATCTTTCTGCAAAACAACTGCCCATTGTAACTACTGTTCCGTCTGCAGGTATAGTAGGATTATTAGGACCATGCCCTGTAAAAACAAATTCTTCTGCAAGTTTTTCTAGATCATCAAATTGAGATTTGTCTTTTGGAAAATAAGTAATCAAATCATTTGTATGCCATTTACTTTTTACCAAGTCTATATTACCAGCTGACATTTTTCCGCTACCTTTTGAATTAGCAGTAGCATTTGCTAATCTAGCTTTTGCCATATTATATTATTCCTTTTAATAAATGATACCACGGATCACCTCTAGCAATTTCATCTTCCCTCCATTGGCAATAACCTAAGTTGTTAAGCCATTGTTGTCGATCAAAATACTCTAAGTTTTCAAGTGTATTTAAGTTTTTATTTGAACATTCCCACGCCATTGAACTAGGACACAAACTAAAAGTAGGTATCCCTTCGCATATACTTTCTGTTAGAGCATTACTATTAAATCCTACTACAGCATATGCATTTTTAAAATCTTCGTATAAGCCTGCGCCGCCTTCTAAGTTTCCAGAGCCGTGCATGTTTTTACTTACAGTAATTCCGCTAGTATCTATCTTCTCAAGTGCTTGTCTTTGTCTATCCATTCTAGCAGGATGCATTCTAGCTACAATAGGCCTATCAGTATATTTACGTATTTCAGCGATAGTGTTCGCAATGAAATTATCAAATGTTCTATGCTTAGCCATTAAATTTTTTAAGCTACTATCACCAGGTCGTTGCATTGCAAGTAGTATATACTCGCCTCCGCTTTTCCAATCTTTGATATCTATATTTTGGTCTTTTTGAATTTGTTTCCATCTATCATCAGGACAGTTATCATTACAATAATTTCCTTCGTCCCTAAAGTAACTAGTCCAGCTCCATCTATGATAAGCTTTTGGATGTGGCGGAAAAGGCATATTACGTCTAAACACACTACTCTCTACTACGATATATGGTTTACCACTATCTCTTATATGTTCGTATTGGGCTCTAAATTTTCGAAAGAATTTATTTTCTAGTATGTTTGCTTGTACAAATACATCTGCCTTTTCAATAACGCCTTGATTTTCCCAATCAACTACTTTAAAATTTGGCAAGTCAGGAAGAGGGTGCGTTCTATAAGACCCTTTTATTCCTACAACAAATTTATCCAACATTATTAAAATATAATCCTCTGTTTTTTACAAATGCTTTTTTACCTTTTTTTCCTAAGTTAAGCGTAGAATTATTACGTAAAAATTTTGTTTTATTTTCGTCTAGCTTAAATCCATTTTCTTCAAAACGTGCAATCCAATAATCTTCTTCTTGTAAATTAACATGATGATGACCATTCCATCCTGGAGGTGCATATGTTACCACTGCTGTTTTTGCACATTTGAAAGTATCCATGTAGTTTGCCATATATTGTTCTTCTACATGCTCTAAAAATTCTACACTCCATGCTACATCATAATCCTCATGTATTACAGGACTTCCTTTAGTATAATCATGTATAACAAAATAATTAGGATCAAAACGTGTTAAGGTATAATCTCCGTCAACGCCTATAGTACGTAATCCCTTATTTTTAGCCAACTCTACCATTCCACCTGGCCCGCATCCTATGTCAATAAAACTTTTAATGCCAAGGTTGACTAACCATTGTAAAGCGCCTTCGTCTATGTGTGTTTTTCCTTGGTGTCCTCCAAGATGGGGTTCTAATGTCATTACAAATACCTTTTCAGTTGATCCGTATACTTCGGATTGTTTTTATGTTTGTCACCTTTAAGTGTAAGAAACACACTTTTAGGATTTGCTTTTCCCATGCATATCCATTCTACAGGTGCCGGAGTATATTGGTGTACATCATGCAACTGTAAAAGTATATCTTGATCATGTCCGTATTTCCAAGATCTAGTTGCAGTCTGTAATAAGTTATTAGCATAATCTTGTCTAAATAGTCCTGTGCCTAATGTAACAAATCCGCATAGCCAAGGGTGTATTGCATTTTTTTTATGATGTTTTAGGACAGTAACTTTAGATGTTACATTGATAAACTCTTCTTTAGTAAATTCTCTTGTGCAAATACTATCTGCATCTAATATCATTACATGTTCATTGTTATCAAATTTTTTAGATGCCACTAAAAATCTTACAGCTTGCAGATATGCTATTGATACATCTACATATTCTTCAGTTGTATAGTCAACATCTTCTAATCGCCAATCCGGGTGGTATTCATCTGAATTAACAATATGACAATGTAAATTTAGCCATGAATGAGAATTATATTTTTGGATACTTTTTAAAAGATTAAATCCCCATTTACTATAATAGTTTTGGTCACATGCTAATAAGATATGCATATTATGAACTCGATATAGAAAATCTTTTAAGGAATTTGTTATGTAATTTTTCTTTACCTTTTCCTTTTGTATGCACCATAAATTGATTTATACCACTATTGTTAAAAGGACTTTTATTGTTAATAGGATTAGGATTTAAATTTTTAAAGCCGCCAAATCCGCCTGCTTCGAACTGTAATCTTAGTTGGAAAAATATCCAACTGTCATGTGTTTCTCTAAGTTGATCTAAATTATTTCCTTCGTAATATTCTTCAAATGCAAGTAAAAAGTTTTTAGCCAATGGTGTACGTAAATTATATCCCATTAGTCCACATTCATCATAAGATGTTTTAGTATTACTAGGACGACCTAAATATGATATACAAGATTTTGTAGGAAATAATTCTGCAAGCCATTGCATAGTTATATTAGTATGCATTAAGACATCTGCGTCTAGCCAAATAAGATAGTTTGTTTTACATACTTTTGATTCTTCAAATATAGGAAAAGTTTTATGAGCAAACTTAATTGCGTTCCATTTAAATTTCTTTGTTTCTTTTACAGGCGCATCACCGTTATAATGGGGATTGTGTTTGTGTCTATTTTTAAACTCTACAAGTTTAGGACAAGTTGAATACAAATCTTTTAACACTATCCTATCTTGCATATATCCTAAATCTATTTTATCTTCTGAATATATTACAATCTTTACTTCAGGAGGTAAAAATTGATGCCAGCTTTGAATATTAATTTTGGATGTTTCGTCCCAGTACTTCTGGTTAAGACTTGTAACAATAGTATACATTTGTCCTCCTGCTATATGTAATTATTAATTATAACTCTTACACGACACCAATCACGGCATTTTTTTCGCCTCTGCCTAGCTTTTTTAACATTTTGTATCCTAGAGGAGTCAATATTTCTAACAATGAATCTCTTTCAAATCCATAACGTTGCGGATGGTTTTTGCGTTCATATAGAATAATAGGTTTATATTTTTCGATAGTTTTTAGAGAGCCTTTTGCTATTAACGGCTCAAACCCCTCAGCATCAATCTTAATAAAATCAATATCAGTAATATTTAATTGGTCAAGCGATTTTATTTTGTAACTACCTATAGAATTGTGTATAACATGTGTGCTAAATGTTTTAGCTGTCTTTTTTAAATCTACACTTCTTTCAGTATCACCTATCCCAAAATTATGTAAATTTACATTTGAAGTTTTGCTTTGCATGTTTTGTTTCAAACATTCAAATACGTCTGTATCTATTTCAAAACTATGCACAGATTTAAATTTTTTACTTAGTTGAAAAGAAATTATACCTATATGGGCGCCAATGTCTATTGCAGTCCTAAATTGCGTACAATATGCTAAGGCGTCATTTAATTCTTTGGATTGATAATTATCTATATGATCAGATTGGCGTTTAGCTGACTTTACACTTATGTCGTAATCTAATGTAATCCATCCATGATAATTCTTATAGGCTGGCATCTTCCATGCCTGCTACTCTTAGTTTTACAACGTTTGTTATCTGCCATTGCTTTTGATCAAGACCTTTAAGTAATCCTAGCCACTTGTTGCGTATAAGAGCAAATTCATTTATAATTTTTTCGTAGTCAACAACGTCTGTCTCGCCGTCGACGTACTTTTCTACATCGCGACTTGACAGAGCTCGTTGATAATTTTCAAGATATTTCTTAAAATAAGAACTACGCAGTCTACGAAGTTCAATATTTAAATAGTTGAGGATAGCTTCAATTTCTTGTAGCTGATTAAAACGCTGTTCTACGATGCCAGGCATTTCTGCCGCAGACTTTTCTACATTACCTTTAAGTTTTACTTCTTGCCTAGCATTGATAAGCTCTTGCTCAAAATATGCGACAGCATCGGTAATTTTACTTATGTCTCGAGATACTTCGCTATACCAGCCCATTAATAATCCTCGTCGTAGTCGTCCTCATCGTAATCATCGTCTGAATCTAGATAATAGTTAATTGCATAATCTAAAGAGCTACTTGATCCTAGTGCCGCCATAAGTGTTTCATCTGAAACACCATAATCCGCAAGCATGTCTACAAACTTTTCGGCAACTACCTCTGTTTGTTTTTTATCAATGTATTCTTTAAATAGACTCCAAGTGTCAACTATCTGTTCCTCAGTCATTAATGGTATTCTCCTCGATATCGTTATCGGTTTCTTCAGTAACCTCAGCGGTATTTACCTCGTTGGCTTCTTTTTTGGCGAAATCCGACATTACGGTATCGAGGATCGGACCAGTCCAATTCTTACGATATTCTAATAGTTCTTCACCTTCACTAGTAGTATATTTTAGTCGATTACCTTGCTTTTCAATTAAACCTTTCTTTTCAAAAAGTTCAACAAGGCCACTATAAGGATTCATGCCAGTTTCGTATGGAATCTTTACTTGTACACCTTCAAAAGGTTTGGCATAACGTGTTTTCATAACTTTACAGCCTGCACGTATACCTCTTACATCTGAGATTTTGTTTCCAGATTCATCTTCTTTTAGTTTAAGTTTTTTCATTGCTACAACAATTGAAGATGCGTAAATAAATCCTTGTCCACCGCTAATTTTATCATCAGGATCAAACATGTCCTGCGATGCATATGTATGATTAGTACATACTAGTCCTACATTATGTGAACCTATCATATTAACAGTATTTCTAACAAGTGCAGTAAGTGCTTTAGGTTTCCTACCCATATCACCTTTCATATCACCCTTGTTAAATTGATCAACATCAGTAGGTGTTAGTAACATACCTAATGAGTCAATAACAAAAAGTACTTTTGGACGATCATCTTCGTCCATTGCTTTATAATCAGACATAAATGTGCTGATTGTTTTTGCTACATCGTCAATCATTGACATATTTAATTTAAGCAATTTATCTTCGCTTGTGTCAACATCTAACGCCTGTAACCACGATTCGTCAAGAGCATTTTCTGAGTCAATTAATACTACAAAAATACCTTGATCTTGGGCATGTTTTACAATATTGCCTGCACAGAAATAACTTTTTCCTGCACCGGACTCGCCTGCAAATACTGTAACTTTTCCCATAGGAACTCCTTTGTGGAAGTCTCCTGAGATAAGATAATTAAGTGCAAAAGATCCTGTACTAATCCAATCTGTTGGATCATTAAATCCTGCACTCATACCTTGAATAGACTTAGTTAAGTCCTTACGGAACTTACTTACATCAAATGATTTAGCCATAATTTCTCCTAGTTAAGAATAATGTGGGGGATTTCTCCCCCACTCTATTTTATTGTGCTTGACGCTGTCTAATCATTGCAAGAATGTCAGAAGCTTTGTTATCACCAGTGTCGCCTGCAGGAGTAGATGTAGCAGTTTCAGCTACAGGTGTAGCAGTTTCAGCTACAGGTGCCGCTTCTGCTACCGGAGCA